TTGACGCACACCGTAACCGAATGCCAAAAACTATCCGCCAGCGAGGCACCGAAACCCGGGCGACATCATGTCGGAACACCGGGCGACATCATCTCGGAATGCCCGGGCGACTTCGTCGGAATCCGCACTGTTAGGGGGTAGGTCTTCTGATCGGGGCTCTTCTCGGCGCGCTAGTTGAATTAGCGGGCTGACGAAGGCAATAACCAGTCGGATCTTTCCGCGCACAACCAGCCGCCATGCGATTTGCCATGCGGTCGAGGACGAGAATCAATTTGCCATGCTTACCTTGCGGACTTCGTGGCCGAATCGTGAGATCAGGCATTGTCGCTTGTTCAGCGGGTCCGACGTGCGTGGGCGCGCAGCCCTTTTGTTCCGCTATGTCCCTAACATGAGGGCGTGCCGGGGCTGGGTTCGAATTTGAGCGTTGAGGGTGAAAGGCGTAGGAGATCGGCGGCGCGGTGGCGATGTTGTCCGCGTCAAACGGAGCTCGGCCTTGATGATCCCGGGGACGTGGTCCGCACGGAAGGCTAGGCTCGCGCGCGAATAGGCGCGCATGGAACGAATCCGCCAAACACGGAGAATGCAGGCCCGAAGGGGGCGAGCGTGTTCACATCCGTGTTCTTTATTGAGGCCGATTCCATCGGCCTATCTGTGTCTGAAAACACGGAAACACAGAGAACACAGTTATATCGAGAGAGCGAGAGTGAACATGCAGGTGCTAGTCATCCCACTGCTCATTGGGAAACACCGTGGGGTCTCCGTGTGCCGTTTTTGCCTATCCGGGCACCAAGGCCCCACGACCTAGACTGTGCGACGCAGAGGCGCCGCACGGTGCGCGTTTTACTCCGAGTACCAACAAGGGCCCAAGCCCTATGAAGCCGGCTCTGAGGGAAGGCTCACCATCGGACCGAGACTCCCAAGCTGAGCAGGGCCTTGCGCAGCCGAAAGGGTTGATAGCGCCGCCTGATCAGGCTCAGTTCCTCGTCCGTAAGCGCGTCGACCGCGCGCTGGAGCGCGTGGCGCTTGCGCATGACATGAGTAGTGTACCTATGGATTTCGGATTCGCATTGCTGAACCATCTTGATCTCGTCGCGCTCCAGGTATCCGGCGAGCTCCTTTGTAACGGTGCCGATAAGCTTATTCAGCCGGCCTGCCTGTATGCTCGTGTCCAGGATGCGAATCGTGCGCTTGCTCATTGCGGTCTCCTTTCATTAAAATGGAATCTGCTTGTCAGCAGGTTTCGCCTATGGTTGTTCGGTGTGGGGCATGCGCTTGCGCTGCCGGGGCGAGGCTTGCGCTTCGAGTCGAATGCGCTCGGGCCCCTGCCAACGGTGTCTCGGGGTCCGGCTGCAGGCCGACCGATTTCCCCTGATAGGGGGTAGGTCGCGGCGGCTGGGGCGGAGCTTTCCGAATTGTCGCGACAATTCTGCGACTTGTGCGAGCGCTCGCTCATAGTACCCGTCCCATCGTGGGCGGATTGCCATGCGAACTGCCATGCGTGATCAAGGCCCAAGGATCCACTTGTCCGCACCGATAGGGGACAACTTGCGCGTTGGCCCTAGGCCGTGGCGCTGACGGTCCGGCAATGGGTCCGTTGTGCGTGGGGCGCGGCGCCTTTTGATCCAGCGTGTCCGTGACGTGAAGGCGTGCTGGCTCTGACAGCAGCGGGCTTAAAATCGGGCGTAGAGGGTGAAAGCCTGCCGTCGATTGCGCGCGCGTGTGAGATCCCTGTGCCCGAAATACGGCGGTATGTGCCGGGATGGTCCTTGATGCATATGGCGCTACGCCGCCCGAGCACGGATGGTGGTAGCGGCCCGGATCGGGCGTGCGCGGTGCCCGAGGGGGCGAGCCGATCTTTTCGCTTTCCAGCCTCTCGAACAGCCGATGTGAAACAAAATGCGAAACAGGAATTGCGCCGATGTCATCGGCACTTACCCTAACCTGTTTCACTGTTTCACATGTTTCAATGATATTGATAGACAAGATTTTGGGAGAGCAGAGTTGGGTGCCAACATCTAGGACACCGTATGGACCCCGCCCGAAACGCGAAACCGCGAAACAGCGAAACACTCCGTCCGGGCATCTGAGGCCCCACGACCTAGGTTCTCCGCCGCAGAGGCGCCCCACGGCACGCGCGTTCCGCTCCCGGGTACCCAAGGCCCAAGCCGCTTCAACGCGGGCCACTGAGTAAAGGCTGACCATCTTGCACTCCTCCCGTTAAAACGGAATCTCGTCGTCTGGAGCCTTGGCCGCAGGCTGCGCGGGCTTCGGCTTCATCCGCATCCATCCGCGATGAGTCTTATCGCCGTCGCGCCAGACGCTGCGTTCCCATCCAAGCCGACGCATCACGTAAGCGAGGCGGCGAGAATGCGCTCCCGTCTGCTGCGCTACTGCGATATTGAGAATCTCGCCCAGCAGAACTGACGTCGGTACTCGCTGCGTCCCATCGGCAGTCGTTTGGATTCGAGCCGGCGGAATATTGAGGAGCTTGTCTTCCCAAGGGTCTACGACGAGCCGCTGCTCCTGCTCGGCCTTCGATACCAACCAGAATTCCCGCTTGAGCATATACGGCTCGCCCTTTGCGAGACGCGCGGAGGCTTCACCCCAGATTTGGTCACGGTCACGCTTGAGCGCCGCAAGATCGATATGATTCTTGCCCAAGGAGATTGGTAGCCAGCGACGATTGCCGGTCTGCGAGAGCAGATATTCCTTGTCGTTGGTTGTCGCCCAAAAGACGTTAGTTCGCGGCTGATCTGCCCGGCTTCGGGCATAGGCCGCCCGGCTTCGGTCATGCGTCTTTGAGATAAAATTCTTGGTTTGCTCAATCTCCGCGCGGCTCATTCCCGCAAGCTCGGAAATCTCATAGCCCCAGACGCCGGCAAGAAGCTCCTGCGTCGTTCGGCTATCCATCCCAAGAATGGGCTCGTCGGAGTAGTAGTCGGCACCGTATAGAATTTCGACGAAAGACGACTTGCCTTGTCCCTCATCACTATCGACGACGCCGCCCGTATCGAACTTGCATCCGGGCCGTCGGGCGCGCGCGACGGAGCCGAGCAGCATCGTCCGAACTACTTCGACATGGAACGGCGTATCCTCAACGCCGAAATAGGTTGAGCAGAACGTCGCGAGGCGCGGCTGGCCATCCCATTGCTCTTGGGATCGGTCGAGATATGCGACGACAGGGTTGTAGCTGTTCTTGTACGCGACAGAGCAAATCGCATCGTGGACATTCTTCTCGCCGGGGTCGAACTCATACCGCTCCTCAATCACGTCGCGGATTCTATGCGTGATCCTGTCGTTGAAGCTGCCGGCAGCAATCTCCTGCAGCACCACGCTCTCGCCGGCATAGCTCATTTCGATTTGCAGCTTGAATTCGTTGTAGCGGCATTCGATTCCAAGCGCTTCGACGGCCAGCTTCGCGTTCCTATGAGTCGGCATCGGAAAAAGACCGGCCTCGTCGTAGGTTTCCTTCCAGCGAGGTAGCCCTCTCTTGTCAGCCTCGACGCGGCGCCTATCGTTCTCGAGGGACTTGCCGGCCGTACCGAGCGCGCGGCGAATAGCACGGTTGCGTGGCGCCGGCTTCATTTCGGTGGCATGAGCGTTGCCCGGATACGCGTCGTCGATCATGACCGCGCCGCACTCCTCAGGCGACAGGCCGGCAGCGAGGAGGCCACGGGCAATCGAGGCGAGGCGTTCGCTGCGTCCATCACTTCCACCTTCGCGAAGGGCTCTGAGCACAGGCTCCGCGACACCACGCCGCTCCAGCGCAGCGAGCGTGACGGCGTCCGAACGGTAGAGGCGCTGAGCGTCCTCGAGGTTTACGTGCATCTCGCGTTCGGTCCCCCGAGAGAATCGAAATTCATTTAAGGAGACAACGTTGGCCGCAGGCCCTTGGCTGTTCACTAGCGCATTATCCGGAGGAGCCGCTGCAAGCGCTGCGACGGTCGGCGTAAACGCGCCTTGCGGATAGCGCACGTCGCTCATATGCACCACGCGCGCGAGCCGTGGCCGGCGGCCCTTTTGAGTCTTCTTGATGTCGGGAACGTTGATAGTCCCCGGCAACCGCATGATGCGATCGCAGTTGAACGTGGCGTCGGCCTTGACGCCGAGCGCGGCGGAAACCTCTTGCTCGATGCCGCGCGTCAAAGCCTCGGCAGCGGCGATGGAGGCCGGGTCGCCGTTAAGTTCGGTCGGATCCTGCCATTGATAGAAAATCTGGATGCCGCCGCCGCTGTCGATGACGATGGACGGTTCATGGCGGAGGCTCGGAATCTTGGCGACCATGCGTTCGATGAACGCTTGCTGCTCTTCGCCTTCGGGGCAATCGATGTCGACTTGCGCCATCACGTAAGTCGCAATGTCTAGCTTACTGGCCTTTCGGTCCTTCGGCTCGCGCAAAGGATTGGTCGAAAAGTAGAGGTTCGCGCCGCCGACGCGAGGTTCCGTCCACTTCTTGATATCGAGCCAGGCGCCCGGCTTGAACGATCGCGTCTCGATAATGGTCTTCTCCTTGGTAACCGCGTCGACGCGAATCGAAGTAAGCGTGATGAACGGATGCGGCAGCAGCTTTAAGAAGCCGATGGTCTCGTTGACATTGCCCCGCAGCTTCTTCTCGGGCGTTGAGGCCGCTGGCGGCTTCAGATGCGATCCGACCGACTCGCGGGCGCCGCCCTCGCGATCAATTGTCTCTGGCTTGTCGGGAAGGTCGTAGCTCATGACCGGCCTCCCGCCATAAGCCATTGATCAACCCAAGAGGTGCGCGTTCGCCGGAGCCGGCCGCGCTTGACGCTGCGCATCGCGCCAGACGTCATTAATGAGCAGCAAAAGCCCTCGCTGATGCCGGCGTGGCGCGCAGCGGCTTTAACATTGCGGATTCCGACGAAGTCGCCCGGGCATTCCGAGATGATGTCGCCCGGTGTTCCGACATGATGTCGCCCGGGTTTCGGTGCCTCGCTGGCGGATAGTTTTTGGCATTCGGTTACGGTGTGCGTCAA